GCGATTCTGTTTCTAAAAGCAAGTTTGTGTTCAACTTCTGAGGTTCCTGCTGGAGCTGCTGAATCCCATACGATAGGGGTTCCGAAAGAGGCATTAGCTATTCTGCTAATAAGTGTATTTCCTAACTCAGCGTTTATTTCCATTGTAAGGTCATTAATCATTTCTGTTTCTGCATCCTTACCGAAAGTTTGTTTTAATTCAAACGCTTTTAAACTACCCATTTCACTTCTTAATGCGAACACTTCGGCTCTAACATCAGCGGAATCGAAACTTGATTGAATTGTAGGAAGATTTCCGTTTTCTTCATATTCTGTACCGAACTCAGCTCTAGCAACTTCAACACCTGTAATAGGAGTAATGAAATCGATAGTTACTAAACCTGTTGAATAGTTGATAGTACCTGTACCTAATGCTCCACCAACTGGAACAATGTTTCCATTACCATCGTCTATTAAGGTTTGAGTTGTTGTTGAAAGACTGATTGTTAATTGTCTTTCTCTAACAGGTGCTGGGGTCAAGTTGAATGTATAACTTTGTTGACCGTTGATTAATGTTCCTAAGTTTTGGTAAACTTTTTCACCAGCGAAACCTACTGCTTGTGTTTGAGGTTTAGCAATAGCATTTCTAAGAATGTCGTTTTCGTGAACGTTTCCTCTGGTTGTTCTAGCTTTGATTTGTTTGAAGTAAACAATACCTTGTTGCCCTTTGATAGGTTGGACTGAAGCTAACAAAGGAAGAATGGAAGCTGCATAGTTAGCTGTGATAACATCATAAGCATATTTAGGTAATTGACCTAAATCCTTTAATGTACCAAATGTTTCACTTACCATTTTTTTGTAGTTTTCAAACTGTCTAAATTGTTTTCCTAGGATTACATAATCCATAGGGGAAATAGCTCTTACTCTTGCAAGTGGTGATTCTTCCAAGGATTCCATGTAAGGCTTGTAGGTAGGGTTCTTTAAGAAGTATTCCGCACCTCTTAATACTTTTTCATTTTGAGTCATCTTCATAATTTTAAATCACTCCTGTGGTCTGACGTTACTTATATCTTACAAACTATCTAACAATACATCTATATATAATATAAAGAACTATTTTGTTTTTTCATTTTTGTACTGTCTGAACAAATTATAGACTGGTGGTTTGTCTTCTTTTAAAGACTGTTGTTGCTTCTTCTCAACGACTTTCTTTTCTTCTATTCTAACTTCTTCTTTAACTATCTTTTTATTTTTAAGATTAAGTGATTGAAGAATACCTACTGTTTGAACTTCTCCTAATGTTTCCAACATACTTCTTACGTTTTCTATAGGAGCATTGTATTCTCTTGAAATAGAAAGAACTAAATTTTCGTTTTGTTTTGTCTTTTCTTCATTTACTAAATGTTCTGCTCTTGAGATAATTTCTTTTACTTCGCTAAGAGGAATACCTAAATTAACAGTTTCTTCAAGAACATATTCAATAACAGGGATAGCTTCCACGATAGAATCTAATTCACCAAGTTCTGACCATTTTTCATTTTCTTCGGATAACTTTTTAACTTTTCTTTCGATTTGTTCAGGTCTTCCCAATTTAGCATAAGCTTCTAATAGGGAACCAGATTTTTCTAAATCTTCTTTAAGAGTAGTAATATCTTCTATCTCACATTCTTTCAAATGATTTTTGATAGTTGTCAACTCTTCTGAGATTTGGTTTTTTTCTACTTCTGATTCTTTTGATTTAGCTAATTCTTCTGTAAGACTAGCTATCTCAGCATTTTTCTTAATAACTTCTTCGTCTAATTGTTTTGCTTTAGCTTCAGAAATAGCTTTCTCTTCTCTAAGCTTCATAACTTCTTCGTTAAGAGAATTCTTTTCTGTTCTTAAGTCTTCATAAATTTTTTGGGTAAATTCCATCTCTAGTCTCCTCATGTCTTCTTTTATCTTTTTGATATTTTCTTTAATCAAAGGATTAGTTTCAGTAAAACCTGGATTTAATACAAAGTCAAAAGTTTCCAAATAATAACTATTCTCGTCAACTATTGGCATACCTTCGTGAGTTTCATTAGACTTATAATCTCCAGATGCCCTAGAAGATACTTTTATTCTTGAACCTGCCTTCATAACAACATAAAGATTTCTTCCAGCAGGGGTGCCTAAAATATATGCTTCTCCCATACCCATCTTAGTTTCTTCATCAATCCATAGTTTAGTAACAATATGAGAAACTTTACCATCGGTTATATCGGATTCAGTTATCCCTCTGTCCTCATGACCTATACAACCAAACATAACTTTATCGTCTAGTCTTCTTCTTAAGTCTGGATGTCCTATAATAGTTTCCCAAAATATTTTAGGATAGTATCTTTCGTTTCTTGAAACACCGTCTGGAACAAAGAAAACACCTTGAACTACTGCCAAAATATTTCTACCGTCTGCAACAGACTTATTAGAAGATTCGTTTAAGTAGTCTTCCTTTAACTCCCATTTATTATTAGGGATGTCCCAAAGTTCATATTGAAAATTTTTACTCATTACCTTCATACTCTCCAAAATTTATTGTTTTTGAATAGATGACCTGATTAGTTGTTTCTGTTTTTTTCCAAGTTGCTATGTTATATAAATTTTTAATTCGTTTATTGTGAGGCTCAAATTGTTGAAGAGCATGTACTAAATCTGAAAAACTCTCATTATTCTTAATTGATTTTAGTACGTATTCTTCTATCTCTGTATCCTCATCCATAGCTCTTTTATCGATTGTTATTTTTACTTTTATTGTTTTATTCTGATTTTCAGAAGTTATGTCCCAAATAAGAGGTGCCGTAGTAGAATTTAAATCGTATTTAAAGTGTCTTAAACTCAGGGATACTAAAGGACTTTCTATATTTACATCTCTAGGTATTCCTATCTTTTCAGTCAGCTTTAATACTTTTTGTAATTTACCGTTCACCATCTACTTTCCTTCTTCTTATTAATAATGAATGTTTTTTAGCTAACTTTGCTTGGGGTGTTCTTGACTTTAATCTAGCTTTCACTAAAGTAGCATTATTATGTAAATCATCTACTTTTTCCACATCCCCCAGTTTATTCCTAACATCCTTAACTTTACCGTGTTCTACTTTTTTAGTGAAAAGTTCCTCCTTTAACTCGTCCTCCTCGTCTTCAGAGTCGGTCTCTTCACCATCATGGCGACGTGGTGATTCTGTTATCTCCACAGCAGCCCCACCACCTTCGCAAATTATTCTAACTAATTCATTAATTCTTTTAAACATTATTAATCCATTAAATCAAACATATCGTAATCGTCTGCTACTATAGATTCATTTGTAAAATAGGTACCCCTATTAGATTCAAATTGTTCTACATCAGCTAATGATTCGTATAATTCATTTTTAAATTCACTATACTCTTCGTCTTCTTCGCTCACTGATTCGTTTGGTTCTTCTTCGTCTTCCTCAGTATTTTCTTCGCCTTCTTCGTCTTCTTGACCATACATATCATCTTCGTTGTCGAAGCCTTCTCCGTCATCTTCGTAATCTTCTTCTTCGTCTTCCTCTTCTCCTTCATCAACATCATCTATGAATTGTTGAAGAGTATCGATGTCCACATTAGTGTCTATCATAATTCTAGTAAACATTATCAAAGCATGCTGAACTTCTTCAGGCGAAGATTCAAAGGCATTAGTTAATTTAGATAGAGCATGAACATTGTCTTCGTCTCCGTCCCCATCAACATCTTCCCCTTCTTCGTCTTCTTCCTCATGGTCTGAATGTTCTTCATCATCCAAACTTTGACTATCTAAAGACTCTTCTTCGTCTTCTTCTGGTTCTGCTATTGCTCTAACAGATAAATCTTCTAACTCGTCTTCTTCTCTTTCATATTTAAAACTAGGAGTTAGCTCTCTAAGATTCTCTAAAAGTGATTTTTTCTTATCCATCTTCAATTCTCCAAACTTATATAATATACATAATATGTATTAAGCCTCTAATTATAATATAAATTAGACTCAATTAATTATAAAATTAAAACGTATCTGCTACATTAACACTACCGCCCCTAGGGGTTTCTGGAGGTGTTGGAGCTTCTGCTGTTATAGTCGGAGTTTCTCCTGTGGGAGTCGTAGAAGTACTGGGTGCTCCTTGAGGAGCTTGAGTAGATAATTGAGGACCTTGGAAAGAAGTATTTCCTCTATTAGAAACTCCAGAAGGAGTCATAGGTTCTCCTCCCCTATCAGGTAACATTGGTCTACCTTTTCCATCAGCATATAATTTTAAAACTTTTTGCATTTTAGGGAAAGCAGCGGTATACATTTTAAAGAACTCTAGTAATTCTTTGCTATCTACTTCTAAGGCTATCTGGTCAGAAGAAGAAATTTCATTAAGTAAAGCTACAAAATCTTTAAGAGTAGTCATCACTGCTACTATTACTTCCATGTCATCCATCAAATCCACATTAGTAACAGATTTAAATTTAACTTTTATATCATTTTTTTCTACATAATATCCTTTATGAAATAGATGTTTCCACATTATATCTTTGATACCGTTACCATAGCATGTTTGTATATTCACTAATTTAGTAGAATATGCAGAATAAACTTTTAACATATCTGTTTTACCCAGCAATTGGTCTCCGTATGCCAAATAGAAAGAAGGAACTCCCATAGCTAAAGCTATATTTTTTCTAACATCGTTTATTCTATTGTTTAAATCAGAACTATCAAAGTTAAATTGTATCTGTTCTATCCCACCCTTACCATCAGAAAACCTAGGAATAACTTTAAATCTTGAAGCTGTCTGAAGTATATCTCCTACGTTTAAATTCTCCATATTTAAAGCTTCTGTATTCATACTATTAAGTATATTCTCATATCTATCTATCGCTTCAGAGGTATTAGTATTATCCATATCAGCATTCATATCTACGGATACTATAATAGGAGCTAAAACTCTTTTTAACTCTGAAGCCAATGCAGTAGTCTCTAATACGCTCAATTTCTTAACAGATGATAATACTGGATAGATTACCGATGTTCCAACTCTCACAGATTCTGGAACATCTATTATATCAGTATCAGTTTCTACCTTCACTCTTAATCTATTATTATTCAAGCAGAAATGTACTATCTCATCTTTATCGATAAGTTCAAATTTAGAAGCTTTTCTATTAAATCTAAAGAATGAGTCTATATCTCTCCCTTTGTAAATAGCCAAATAATCATCTAAATCACAATTATCTGTTATTTCTACCACTCCAACACCCTTAACTATCTTTGTTTTAAGAAAATATTCTCCCATTAACATAAAATCTGGAATAATATCAGAAGAAAGACCAGCTAAATCATGTTGGTCTACGAATCCGTCCATTATTTTTTGTATATCTTCATCTGTCTTATATCTTTTTTCTCTATTAGGAGAATATTCTATAGATATAAATTTATCGTCAGATACACTGCTAAAAGCATCATTATATAAAGAAGTTAGCAAAGTCTGTACAAGTTCATTATCTCGTACAGTCATTAAATTTTTTATTAAATCCTCCCTAGATTTAAAACTGGCTCCCATCTGTTTCATTATCTGACCGATAACATTACTTCTGGAATAGTCCCCGTAAGAATCTATGGGTAAATTATACCTATTCGTTAAATCAAACGTCTTAGTACTATCAGGTTTTAAATCGTAATGACCTTGTTAGTCCTCTAAATATATTCATTGCTTGACTTAATTCAAAACCACCACCAAAAGGCATATAAAAACCTCCGAATAAACCTACTTATAATATAAATTATTTAAAGTTCCATGTTTTATTTATTTGTTCTTTTTGTTGTTGTGTTCTAGCCTGTCTCATTAATTGAGATAATCCAAGTCCCAAATCAGGACTACCTCCATCTTTGTTAGATAAATCCATATAAACTTGATTTCTGTTCATATAATCTTTAGAATTAATACATTTCCAAATACCACCACATACAGAGTCGGCAATATCCTTAGAATTATTAGATATGTGGTCTATCTTTTTATCCAAATCCCTAAGACCTAATAATTCTGTTATTAACAATTCATTTTTAACACCTATTATTTTATTAGTGTAAACTAACTCTCTCAGAGTATAGTAAGGGTCTTTAGTTCTGTCCACGGATAAGTAATCAGTTTCCACATTACTTGTTCTCAAGAACTGTCTTGTAACATCCCCTTGAAACATGTCAGTAGTTATTACTTTTATAGGATATCCCATTTTTATTAGTAAGAATAAAAAGTCTATTACTTTTATTATGTTTATTTCTTCTCCCTTTTTAGCCTCTATGCCTATAGCAAAATCTACATAGAACATTCTCTCTCTTCTTTTTGCCCTAGGTATCTCTGGATTTTCTATAGTAGGTACTAATTCAAACTCTTCTAAGGTGCTATAGACAGAAGATAATCCAAATCTATCCTTTTTAGTAGCTATATCTAAGTGTACAAATCTAAAACTGTCTTGATGTAGAGGTCTTTTGAAGTATTCGAGATTAGTAACATAGTTTTCTAATTTATCGGAAGGGTCGCTAAAACTCATACTGATAGTATCGCTAACAAATCGGTTAGGATTCACAAATAAACTTCTAATAAGTTGTCTTGATTTAAATAAAGATACATCTGCATGAACTCTACGTCCCGCTATATCTCTTATGTTTCTTATTAAGGCTTCTTTAAACTCAGTATAATAATTATAAGGAACATCTATTATACTCTCTTCCATATCTGGAGTAGTTTTTTCATCATCTTCTATTACTTTAGGGTCTCTCTTAGCATCTCCCAAGAAAACTTTAAAAGTATCCTTAGTAAAAGCCCCTTTTACCTGCCAAGATGAAAGATTATCTCGGTAGTTACCAAAAGGGTTAGACTTTACAGTCTCTATAGCAGAATTCAAATAGTCCTGTTCATCTACAGGAGAACTTACCAACCATAAAATACCAGGCATGAAATCACTAAATTTATCAAACCTAGATTTTCTTCTTGTTTTAAAGAGTTGGTGAATATCTTCAGCCTTTTTAATAGCCTCTTTACCTAAATAGTAAGATACTTCGTCCATTAAACAACTAAAATTCATCTTACCTAACAAGTGGTTTATGTTAGAACCAATATTTACTAGGATTATATCATTAATAATTACACCTTCATCGGAGGCTGTGGTTCTAGCTTTAGGGGTAGCTTTCTTCTCTATAAAATAGGGAGATGTATTTACCATACCTAGGAATTTAGAGAAAGCAACAGAACTTCCCTGAGCTTTATCAGGTGTCATAATAGTAAAAGCAAAAGGGTCTAACTTCTTAGTCTGTAAATAATATGTGTACGGGTCTTTTAAACACATTAATTTATACATCTCATATACCATAGATGCTATAGCTATGGTTGTTTTTCCAACACCTATGGCGGTAGAAAGTATAAACTCGTTATACATGTTTATACAAGGATGAGGATGTATCTCTT